TAAGCGTGCTTTTGATGAGGGTGTTGTCTTGGCTAAAGAAAATATTATGAAACCTGCTAGTCATGCACATTTGCGTTTATCTCAGGGTCAAACTTCTGGTCGTCCAACCTTTCAGGGTTGGATGTTGAACATGGGTAAGGATTTGGCGGATAATGGCTAAAGTTCGTGTTCGTGAACTGAAAGATTTTACTGGGGGGCTTAACTTTCGTGCCGACCAGTTTCAGTTGGCTGATAACGAATCTCCTGATATGTTGAATGTTGAGATTGACCCACGTGGCGGTATTTTTAGTCGTGGTGCTATGAGGCGTATTAATACTACTGCCGTGTCTGGTACTTGGTCTCCGCAAACTTTAATGCCGTTTTATGGTGCTAGTAATCGTATAATGTTAAGTACAGCCACTAGGGTTTATTATTCTTCTGGTGGTAATTTTACTATGTTGGAATTTGCTGCTGGTAGTCCTATTACTATTGCTAATACTCATGGCGCAAGTTTTGCGCCTTGGGGCGATAAAATTTATATTTCCACTGGAACAACTGGTAATGGTGGCTATGTTTGGGATACTGCCAGTACTTATGCTACAGCGTTGACAGCAAGTGGTACTAATCCGCATGATTGGCAAACTACTCCTGACCCGACTTTGCGTAAGATGCCAACTGCAGAGTTGTTGCATGTTCATGCAAACAAGATGTTTGCTGCTAACGTGAAAATTGCTGGTGTTTATTATCCGAATCGTTTGCATTGGTCGTTGGAAAATGCGCCTGAGAACTGGGCTTCGGCTGATTATATTGAGATTAATGGTGGCGGGGACCGTATTACTGGTTTGGCTACTGTTGCTGGTCAGTTAATTATTTTTAAACCTAGCGCCATTTATGCTTTGTTTGGTTATGATTCCGATAATTTTCAGGTTGTTGAGGTTTCGTCAAGTCTTGGAACAGATTCACCTCATTCTGTTGCGGCAAGTGACAAGGGTGTGTATTTCATGTCGTATCCTGAAGGTGTTTTTTATTATAATGGTTCTAGTATCGTTGATATTTTTAAAAACATTAAACCTATTTTTGATTTGGGTTATATTTCTGTTGGTGTTGATGATGCGTTTCATTTGAGTTGGATAGGTCAACGTTTGTGGATGTCTGCACCTTATTCCCGTAATGGTGTTGTTACTAATTCTACTGTCAATTTTGTTTTTGACCCAAGTATCGGTGGTAATGGTTCTTGGATGCAGTTCTCTACCGCCGATGGTAAAGGTTTGACTGCTGGTTGTGAATGGCATAATTCATCTAATGTCAACTATCGTTTGATGACTCATCCTACCCAACCTTATGTTATTCAGGTTGATATGTATGACCAAGAGGTTGATAATATTTCTGGTTCGGAAGTTAATTATACTAGTAAGTATCGTACTAAATGGTTTGATGCTGGTTCGTATACTCAACGTAAAATGTTTCGCCGTCCAGAGTTTGTTATTAAACAGTCTGCTGTTACGCAAACTATTGGTGTCAAAGTTTACCATGATTTTGATGAGGCTGAAGGTAATGAACGTAGAACTTTTAATTTAACACAATCACCTGTTGGTGCTGGAATGGTTTGGGGGACTAGTAATTGGGGAGATAATTGGTCTACTGGTGCTATTAGTTCTTTGCTTATTACTGGAAACAATTTGGGTTTAGCCCAAACTGTTCAACTAGAATTTAACGGTCCTGTAGGACAGTTATGGGGAATCAATAGTATCGGATACAAATATCAACCTAGACAGGTTAAAGGATAACAATGGCTACACTTACTATTCCAAACTCTTTTGTTAACGGCACAGCCGCTATTGCAACTGAGGTTAACGCAAACTTTACAGCAATTAAAACATTTGTTGAATCGTTGGCGGCTGGCACAAACATTGACGCTGGGGCTATAAACTCGGCTGCAATGTCGTCAACAGGTGTAACTGCTGGCGTGTATACAACAGCAAACATTACGGTTGACTCGGCTGGTCGTTTAACAGCAGCATCATCAGGCACAAGCGGAGTCACTGGAGACAGCGACCAACTTGTTATCGGTTCACAGGTGTTCAGTTAATGGCTTGGTCTGTTGTTTCTTTGTCTCTGCTGACAAGTGTTGACAAAAATATCTTGCAGGATATTTTTGTGTCACTTCAGGCTGAACTGGAACGTTTACAAAAAGAAATAGATGAATTAAAACAGTTGAAAGCAACTAGGTAACATTATGTCAATGATAGACGCATATTACGGTGATTACGGGATGGCTGAAGCGTCTGCACGTAAACGTCGTGCCGCAACTTCAATAGCAAACCAACAAGCAGCGTTTCTTGGGCAGCAACGTGGCACACGGAACATAGCGGATTTAACACGTAAACTAACTGAAGGTTTCCGTCCCAAAATGGCGGGTTATGGTCAACGTGGTTTGGCTGGTCCTGGGGTGGCTTCAGGTATTCAACGTTCAGGTTTGGAACGTTATGCTGCCGATATGCAACGTGCGCTTGCTGACGAAACACAAATGTTGCAAGATGAACAGAACCGTATTGCTATGGCTGAAGCACAATCTCAGGCTGACCTTGAGGATTATTTGGCTCAGTTACGTTTACAGAAACAAAGAGACATTATTAGTTCGGCTACTGCTCTCAAGCAGTATGCTGCTTACTAGGAGGTATTATGGGATTTACATTTAATTATCAACTTGGTCAGTGGGTTACTACACAAGATGCTAGTACTCCTAGTGGGGCAACCACAACTACATTGCCTTCTACAGCAACGACAAGACCGACAACTACTACAACTTTACCATCTGGAACTAAACCGCCAATTACGGTTACTTCTACTGGTTCAACTGGTGGTTTTGATTTAAATAAAGAAATAGCCAAAATTGATGATGCAGCAAAAGCCTATTTGGAAGCAACTGGTAGTGAACCAAGTACTGCTTGGTATACGGCACGTTTGTTGCCAGTTCAAACATATTTAACTAATCAAGAAGCACAAAAACAGGCTGCTGCTGACCGTGCAAAAGACATTGCCGACAGGGCTTATCAAGATAGGGTTCGTGCGGAAGAAAATGCACGTGAAGATAAATACCGTCAAGCACAACTAGATTTGCAACGTGCTGCTGCTGGTAGTTCTGCTGCTGCTCGTGCGCAAGAACGTTTGGATGCTTTGGCTAGAGAGAAACGTGACCGTGAGTTTCAATTAGCGCAAGAGAATCGTCAAAACCAGTTTGCTATTGATGCAGAGAATCGTGCTGCTGCACGACAAGATGCACTTGAAGCAGCGGCACGTGTTCGTGGCATACAAGGTGGTGAGGCTGCTGCAAGAGTTTTGGAGTCGGCTGCTGGTTCTCGTACTTTGGCTGGTTTGCAACGCATTAAAGAACTTTATGACCCGATGGAAAAAATGACCAATGATGAATTTGCTAATCAATTAGATTTACTTAGCAAAGATTTTGAAATGGCACGTGGACAGGTTAGGGGTGCTGGTGAGGATTTCCTTAAATCGTTTGTTGATAGTGTTGCATATCAGAATGTTCCTATTACTACATTGGAAGCGCCAACAAATCCTTTGTTGGCTGCATTACAATCGCAGGGCGCTGGAACTGGTGAAGTTAAGGCTGTCAGTGATTTTGCTAAACAGTTTGCTACAAGTACATCTGACTTGGGTAAGTGGGCTGCTAGTCAATTAAATATTGGTCAACAAAACTTTGATATCGCTGCCAAACGTGCCGCTACTGGTGCTACGGCTGCTGCTCTTCAGGGGTTGGCTGGTCAGGAACCACGTATTAAGGCTGGTATGCAGGCTGATGTTAATAGACGGTTGCAGGAAATTGCTATGCAACGTGCGCAAGCAGCAGAGAATGTTTATAGCCGTGAACAGGATGCCCTTGACAGGGCTGCGGCTATGCGTGCTGAAACGTTGGCTAAGTATGGTCCAATGGAAGAAACTAAAAAGCCTGAAGAGGTTAAAAAACCTGAAGATGATGCAGCAGCGGCGGCTGCCGCACTTGCCAAAAAGAAGGCTGAAGAAGAGGCTGCTAAACGGGCAGCAGGTATTGCTTCGGCTAAGGCTGCTAGAACTTCCGAGTTTTAGGAACGGGTATCCTTATTATAGGGTACTAATTTAAGGATTTTCATGGCAACTGGCATAACACGTTCACCGTTTGTTAAAAAACAAACTACAGACTACGGTTATGGCAAAGACAGTGAAGGTAATACTACCTATACTGATGCGAATGGTGTAACAACAATTGTTGTCCCTGCTGGTCAATCACCCAGTTTAAAGAAAGAAAAGTCTGCGTTAGGTAAGGCTGTTAATAAGGCTGGCGCATTGACACGTTTTTTGCCTTTTCAGCCACAGGCACAAAAAGATATTCTTGAAAGTTTACAGCAGTTAAAAGAAACTGGTAAAACACCTTCTAGTGTTACGGGTGGAATATTTAATACTTTGGGTCAAGTTATTAATTATACTGTTGGTGAGGGACCTAAAGAAATTTTGCAAGGTCTCGGTGAGGCGGTTAAACCCGTACAACGTTATGGTCAGTCTGCTATTAATGAACTTGCTGAGGGTCTCACTCAGTTAACTCGTCTTGGTTATGGTGAACCTTTATATTATAAGAAGGGTGTTTATAAGGGTCAAAAAATTGAGGCTAGTTGGAAAGATTTTGTTCGTCAAGCAAAAGACCCTAAGTTTAAATTGTTTGGTAAAGAATCTGTTACTGGTATGGGTGGTGTTGCTGGTGGAACTTTACAGTTTATTGCTGATGTCACTACCGACCCAACAACGTATGTTGGTTTGCCTGCAAGTCAAGCATCCAAAGCAAATAAAGTTGCGTTAGCAACCAGAGTTGCAACAGAACTATATCCAAAGTATCCTGAACTTAAATCTATTCCTAATTTGTTGGATAATATTGTTCGTTATGGTGCTGTTGAATTACCTGATTATGTTCGCAAAAATGAAAACATTTTTGTTGGCGTAAAATATATGGGTTACGAAATCAAAAATAGTAGCGCCATTGCTAAAGCATGGCGACATACTTTGGGAGAAGTTAGTCCTGCTATTGGTGATGTTCTTTATAAATATAAACCTAATTGGGCTGTAAAAACTGCTCGTGGTGGTGTCGCACCTTTGGTTGCTCAGGGTGTGGGGCGTGGTATAAAATCTGGTGACGATTGGATTAGCACATATCTTGGTGGTATAGCAGAACATTCTGCAAGCATCAGGTCTAGAGGTAGGGCTGCTCTTTATAGTCAAACACAGTTATCTAAAGGTTATGGAATTTTGCGTGCGATTGAACAACTACCTGATGCCGCACAACAAGAAGTATACAAAATTATTGAAAACCGTAGTCCTGTTTATGCAAGCAGTCAAGAAGTTCAAGACATTGCTGATGCTTTCAGAAAATGGGATGATGAAGCATATCAAGCAGTTGACGACTACAGAGTTCAACAAATTCGCAACAAGTGGGGTGCTTTACCAAATGAACTTGGTGTAATAGACGACCACTTGTATCACTCCATGACCCCTGAAGCACGTGATTGGATGATGTCCGAAGGTTATAAGAGTGGCTGGTTTGATGACCTAGATTTCAGTGGTGCAGATATAGAGACAGGTAAAGGTATTTCTAGTCATCGTAAGTTGCGTGACGCAACGTTTGACGCAGAAGGCAACCTTGTCCATGCTGAAAAGTTTATGGGCGAAGATGTTATTGTTGGTAGCATTGAGGCTATCAACGAAATTTCTATGCGCAAAATTGGTATTCCTTGGTTCAAAACAGATGTTCCGACTATTATGATGGACAGTTTACATTCTTATAGTAGAATGATGGAACGTACGGCATATTATGACAGAATGATGGATTTTGGTCCTGCTGTTATTAAACCTTTAATTAAACATGTTGTTCCTGACGCTGCGCTTGTTGCAGAACTTGAAGATGTTGCAACGAAGTTGCTTGCTACGCAACGTTCGTTGAAGAGTCGTATTTCTCGTGGTGTAAAGAAATTAGCGGGGACAAAAGAAGCGGCTGCAACAGAGTTGGAGAATGTTTCTCAAATTGCTATTGATGTTTTGTCAGGCAAAATTGCTCAAAGGGTTGGTATTACTGCCGAAACTGAAACAATTTTGAAAGAAATGGCAAAAATTAAAAAGACCTTGAATAAGGCAACCAAAGCCGCAACAAAACTTAAGGCTGAACTTAAAGGTGAATCTAACGATGTTATAATCAGTTTGGTTAAACAGGTTGATGCTTTTGAGAAAGCATTGGCTGAAGGTACTGCTGACCGTTTTGTTACATTACAGGAACTTCATAAAGAGTATTTGTCGTGGTATCCTAATGCTAACGATTTTGAGGGCAAGAGTGCGGAATGGTTGGCTGAACGAATTGTTCGTGCTGCGGGTGGCGCAGACGCTATTGAGGCTCGTGAAGCGAGCCGTGTTGCACAAAACAACTTTATACGTGAGCAAATAGACGCATTACCTGAGACATCTATTGAAGAACGTCAATTTTTGGAAAACAAGTTGATTGAAAATGAAACAGAACTTGAAGCAATTCAACGTATAAACGATGTAAAAAACAATGCAACTTATGCTAGTGAAGGTTGGATTTATGGTTTTGTTCCCGACACTAGTGGTGAACCTGTGCCGTTCCAAATTTTCACAACCGCACCTATGGATAATGAGTTTGGTACATTTAGCCAAATGGATGATGCTATTGCTGGTCATGCTATTCCTGAGAGTGAGTTGTTGGATTTGCGTGACCCTGAAACTTTTTCTGCTTTTTTAAATCCAGAATTTTGGGCTGACGATTTAAATAAAGCATGGCGACAAGTTGGTATAACGGAGTATATATCTGAGTCCGATATTGCTAATATGATTGAAAATAATGGTGTTTTGGATGAAACATTTGTGCGAGTTAATCCAGAAAAAGCAGAACTTTTGTCTGGTTTATGGGATATGAAAACTCGCATTGATGTTGCTAGGGCATCTGGCAATATTGAAAAATTGACCCATAATGAACTTGGACAGTTTTTTGAATGGTTTAAAGATGTGCAACAAAGGATTGCATATTCTTTCAGCCCTGATAATTCTGATGCTGTTGGTGGTATTGCATCACAATGGTGGTTTAAAAACCTTGTTGATGATGCGGCAGGTAACGGCTATAAAGGTGTGTTGATGCCCGCATCAAATATTTTTGGTGACGGTTACCATTTTGCTTCAGATGAATGGGCTGTGTTGGTTCCCGATAATTGGAAAACACCCAAGATTGGGCAAGCACCAACCGACCCTTGGCAAACTGTTAAAGGTAACAAGTTTTTACAAAACTCGCTTGATTCCACTATGGAAATGCACCAGTTGTCTTTGCTGGATAATAACGAGAAACTTCGCAACATGGGTCTTGATGTTGAGGAATCGTTGGCTAAACGTTCCGAACTTACCGCACAGTTGGAAGAAACACAAAAACAGGACACTGCTTTCCGTACTTTAATGGAATTGCGTAATACTAATAATGTTTTGGTTGACGGCAAGTATGTGCCACGTGAGCAAGTTTTAGCAAAACTTGCAACTGCTGATACGGAATTAAAAAAGGTTTATGACAGCATAGACAAAGAAGTCAAACAGCAGATTGAGGCAAAGTTTGGTGTTGCAGAGTTGAATACGCAACGTTTGAAGTATGAGGAACGTTTGCCCATGTTGTTGGACCAAGCAAAGGTTTTGGAAACTTGGACTGAGGGTGCTGGTGCTGGTTTGAAGCAGGAAATTCAGGACATGATTTTGTTGATTAAGAGTAAACCTGCTAAGGGTTCTACTGGTGCAAGCAATGCTGCCTATGTTGATAAAGTGTTGAAATCTATTGAGACTAGTAGTTTGATTGATGACCCAAAAGTTGCTGAGGCTTATGACCGTGTTACAACCATATTGCATGCTGATGAGTTGAAGTTGGCTACCGTCAATGAAGAACTTGAACAAAGTTTGGATTGGTTGCAGATGGCTCAAATGGGTTTGTTGAATGGTAAACTTGTTAATGATGTTGCGGAAAAAGGTTGGCAAGAAATCAAGGGTATGGGTTTGCAGATGCCTAAAGAGGTTTTGGATGTTTGGGGTCCAAACATTAAGAAACTTCTTAATCAGGTTGAGTTTAGGGATTGGATGAAAAACCTAGACAGGGTGAATAACTATTGGAAACGTTGGGTTACTAGTACTGTTGGGTTCTTTGTTCGTAACGGTTTTTCGGGTATGTTTATGAATTATGCTGATGGTGTCACTAATGATGCTATTGAACAGGGTTTGAAATGGGCTGCGTTACAGAATGAAACTAAACGTGGTATTGCTAAGGGCGATATTTTTGCTAACTGGACTCAACGGGCTAAGATTACTGACCCGAACGAGTTGGCTAAAGCGGAATGGGTTACTCAAGTTGTTTTGGCTACAGGGCATGGTGTGACCGATGACTTTGCAGCGCCTACTATTGGTCGGCGTGGTGCGGTGTTGACGGATAAATATTTCCAGTTTTTTAATCGTAAAAATAAATTTGTTGAACGGGCGTTACGTTTGCCGATGGCAATAGATTCGTTTAACAAGGGTCAAACTTTTGATGAGGCTGTGGCACGTATTAATCGTATTCATTTTGATTACAGTGATTTGTCTAAGTTGGATAAGGTTGCAAAACGGGTTGTACCGTTTTGGGTTTGGACAAGCCGTAACGTTCCGTTGCAATTGACGCAAATGGCGGCACGCCCTAAAGCATATTATGAATATGAGAAAGTCAAAAAGTCTTTTCCTGTTAACCCTAATTTGATTATGCCTAAATGGATTGCCGACAAGGATGCTTTGGGTATTATGGGTAATTGGGTGTTGACACCTGATTTGCCTCATATTCGTTTGGCGCAACAGTTGCAATCTATTACAACACCTACTGGTATTTTGGGGCAGGCAGCGTTGCCGTTCCGTTTGCCAGCAGAATTGTTGGCAAACAGACAACTTGGTATTAGTACTGGACCATTCCGACAAGACGAAGTTAAGGGTTATACTGCTCTTATGGCAAAGTTTATAGGTCCATTGATGGGTACAAAATATGTTTATTACGATAAGAATAAGAATCTTGTTATGGATTCACGTGTAAACTATATTTTGGAACAGGTTTTCCCTGCATTGGGACAGTTCAATCGTATTACTGGTGGTGTGTTTGGTGGCAAAGATACGTTAGAAGAACGTATGGTTTCTAGTTGGTGGAACTATTTTGGTGTGCCAGCACGTGAAATTGGTGAGAAACAGCAAGAATCTGAAGTTGTGCGTAGAAAATGGGTTGCTAGCCAGTTGGTAAAAGATTTGCAAAAACTCGCTAATCAAGAACAAGCGCAAAAGTTAGAAGAACAACAACCTTAATTATCGTGCAAGTTTAATGCTTGTGTTAATTCGGCTATAATTTTAGAGTATTCAAACCAACTTTTGTTCTTGGCGATTTCATCGCCAGATTGCGCACGTAAATATAATTCAACGAGTTCTCGTGCAGCAAGGACAGAGATGACGAACTCTACTACGAATCCGTCACTGTCGTCTTTGATGATGCTTGTGAATATGCCTTCTAGTTCGCTAATGTCGTCTTTGTCAAATAGGTACATTAGTTCGTTTAGGTCTTCGGGGTCCCAGTTGTGTTCGCTAGATGTCACGGAAATGTTCCAGTTTGCGTATTGCTACTTCTAGGTCGTTTACTTTGTTGATGAACGTTTGTGGCGAACCGTAACGTTTCAGTTCTTTTTTCATAACGGCTAGTTCGTGGCGGAGTTTGTCTATGTTAGTTACTTGGGGTAATTTGGTCATATAGTTGTTGTGCGATTCCTTCTACAATTTGGTCTATTTCTAAACCGTTTTCGGATTTGAAGTCTTTTCCTAAGATGTCTCGCATTACTACGATAACACCCATCAGGGTTGAGATTATGAACTCTGTGTTGATGAAAATTTTATCTTCACCTATTGAGTATTGTGTTCCTTCTTTGCCGTATTTTGATTCTGTTTGTTCACTCATTCTGTTTCCTCTATGATGTCGTAACTTGAATATGACATTGATAGGACACGCCCGTTGGGGGCGACTGCTATCCATGTCGGGGCATCGCTATCACAGTAACAGCCGATAGTACGTTTTTCATCGTTTTGAAAAACGTGTCTACAGTTGTTACAGCGAACTGTAACCATTATCGTTTATCTCCTTTCAATGGCAACTTAAACGAATCTTCGTTCAACATAATTGATATCATGGAATATCCAACAATATCAATGTATGAATCCACTAGTGATTCGTTTGTTGGTTTACTACGTTTACTCAGGTTGTCTATGCGTGCAATTTTGTCGCATATGCGGATAGCAACACCGATTATACCGAAGTTGGTGATGTTGTTGTGTCCGTAGTCGTGTTGTTTACGGCATAACAGTTGCACCATTTCATCATGTTCAAATGGTGGGTGATTATCCAATAGCCATTGTAATGCTTGTACGCCTGCACGTTCTAATACTAGGACTGCTAGTTCGGTGTCGGATTCTTCTGCGTTACCTAGTTGTAAACTTTTTATCCATTTACTGATATAGGTTTCTATTGGTTTAAACATTTTAGGGTCGGGTAATGTTGTTGATGCTTCTTGTCGTAGTTTCGTGAGTGCCGCATCAGCCGCTTTGTTGAATGTGGTGTATGTTGGTTTCATTTAATCTCCTATGATTCCGTATTTGTTGTTTAATATTTCCATGATAACTGGATTCTGTTTCAATAATATTTCTAGTTTGTTTACTGCCGATTTTGTTTTACGCCAAGCATGCGACTTCGCTGATATACCCACTTCACGGGCTGCTTCTTGAAATGTTTTGCGTTCATAGTAAATCAAGTATATCATCTGCTGGTCAGTCTCGTCCATAGATGCAACTGTTTTAGCCACAGCGTCAAGCAACACAATGTCATCATCATAGTCATGTGCAACCGCATACGGTTGCATCAACCACTCTATATCGTTTGAGTGATATTTCTTTTGGTTAGGGATATCTTCAGGAATCATATTTTTCGTTTATCATCATGTCCATAACGTCCTCAGGTTGTAACAAGTACCCCATGCTGGGGTTACCGCTACGCCACGCAAACTTATGGTACGCTTTCGGATTGAATCTGTCTTTGTTCGCTTTCAAATAACGTTTCAATCTTGGCACAGACACAATGACGAACGCACCATCTAAAGCGTACACATACACCCACCATTCCGCTTTTGTCACCGCTAAACCTGATGGTTGCCATAATGGTTCCCCGTTGTCGTCAAGACGGCGACGGGGATTCTGAACCATTTCAACAACCATACGACCATTACGGTAACGGTCAGTTTTAACTTCAAACGCACCACTACTAATTTTTTCTAGAAATTCGGAAACAAGTTTCTCACCTTTGTGACCAAACGACAGGTCTGTTTGCCAATCGTGGGGCATTGGTCCAATATCGTAATCGGATTTTTTACTCATTCTTTAAACCCAACTATGACGGTCACTTGTTTATCATCTTCCCATGCTGTACCATTTAAGCCGTCCATCAATAACTTTATGTAGTTATCTAGGTCGCCACGCAACAGCGTTGGCGTATCGGATTCAATTGGTCGTAATTCAATAGCGATGCCCTCTTTTTTGAACGTGCAAGTCAACATTACTTCACCTTCATATTTCGGTCCAGTGTATGCTGTGCGAATAACATCTTCCGATTCTAGGGTGCGGGCTGGTGTATAAACACGTCCACGTCTAGTCATGCGTGGTCGCCCCTTGGGAATAGGTTTTGTTTTTATGAATTGTCTATGTTTTTTCATGTTTTCCTAGTCTGTATAAAGGTGTGGAATGGTCCGCCAGAACCGTTGTCAAATCTGGCGCTGATAGTTAATGACTTTATTAAAACACGTTTCGCTGATGCTTGCACTATTTTTTTGTTGCTGGCATACATTTGCATAGCACCTAAACCATAATGCGCACCCGACCCGATGGCGTACAGATTGTTTGTGTCCATTTCTGTACTATAGTCTGCGTCTATTTGATAGATGACACCGTTGGCGCACACTAATGAATCTATTGATGCTTCTGCTGGATTGGATTCGTATTGCGGTAGTCCTAAGCCGTTTTGTTCTAAACATTCTCTGTAGGCTGGTATGAATTGGCTGACCATAAACTTTGTTAGTTTTATACCGCCAAGTTTGGGAGGGAGTTGCGGCGGATTAAACACGTGTTGTATAATGTTTGCGCCACGTGTGTCGCCTGCTACACCTATGAAGTATTTGCCTACGGTGATTATTTTTGATTGTGTCATTTTGCCGACACGTCCGTAGTCGTCTGTCCATTGGCTGTCTGAACCTATAGCGCAGTAATCTTCGCCTTGTATTGCTAGGATTGTTGTCATGAGTGTACTCGTATCACTAGTTTGTCTATTTCTAGGTCGCCGTTGGGACGTAGATGATATTTACCCCACCGCCTGTCGGCGGTTTTGATAATGATTTTGGTTTGACTAGGGTTGAGTCCTGATTTGACACACTCGTAACCAAGTTTGGCTAGGGTTGATGAACGGTCTTTGGACGGTAGTGGTCCGTCACGCCAAATGACTTTGCCTAGCGGAGACAGAACTTGCATAGCCTCGTCTAATGTGGCATCATATTCTGTGTGCATAATCCCAGGTGCGGGTTTAATTACAGGTTTATAATGTGCCGCAAGGCGGGCGATGTCGGCTGGTGTGGTGCGATTAGCGATAGCCATAGAAACAAAGTCGCAGATATGTAGAACTGATTGGAAGTCGTTGGGGTTTAGAACTCGTTGGTTGTGTGTGGTGTCGTCAATATAATTTGGGTATGGTAGGCGAACATAGTTGCCGTATTGTCCGTGTTTGAGTGTGGTTTGTTTGGGGTTTACTTCTGTGGCTGGTACGTCAGCGACCTGATGCGCAGCCAATAGCATGTTGCGCATAATCTCAGCGGACACTGGTTCTGTGGCGAACACCCAAACATGGTAACCTTTGGAACGTGAACGTTCTATCCACGAGATGACACCACCTGCACGTAGTGCGTCATGTAACTGTCGGGCTTGATGTAAAGATTGTTCTAATCCTAAGTCAAAATCTGAACAGCCCCACACAACTGACGGTACACCGTTTATGGGTACAATCGGATATACACCGATACGTTCCGAACCGTTTAGGTGACGTTCAAATGTGCCACGATTAAGTGGTAGTTTTGCGCAACCGCCACTGTCTGTGCCGTAAACGTCACCACGTCCACGAAACAATTTAACATAATTGTCTAACAAATTTCCGTCTATCATATACCCCCTTTACCAATCTGTGAGAATTTCTTGCATGGATAATTGTTCTACTTCGGGTTGCACAATGTTTTCTTCAAGTCGGTATGGTAGCACCCCGTTCTCCAACCGTTTCAACCGACCTGTTCCTGCTTCAATTAAAAAGTCCATATCGTCCAACAGGACGGACGCAGGACGTTTACATTTAACCAAGTTTAACGTAACAGTATCCATGTGAATACGCAGATTGTATTGCAATTCTTCTATCTTGGACATGATTCGTTCAGCGTTTGATGCTTTATCTAATTTTTCTTGCAGTTCACGAATGTGTCCTTCTATTTCAAATCGTTTACGGCGTACACCAACAATGTGTGTTGCTTGTTGTTCACCACCGTAAGCACCTGAACTAATAGTCATTTTACGTCCGTCAGCACCTGCTGTACGGCTGGACTGGTGCAATACGATTAGCGGAATATTGTGACGTTTACCGAACGCTTTAATGCTGTTGGCTTTTGACGGTACGTCTTCGCCACCACCTGTAATCAAATCCAAGTAGTCCACAACGATTAGTTGTGGGTCACCTAGTACGTCTATTGTTTCCGATAATGCACGTTCCATTTCAATCAGCGACACAGTTTGGTCAAACACCGCCAAGTTCGGGAAATGTTCTAATGCTGTGTTGCGTAACAGTTCAATGGATTGTCTGTCGTTTTGTGATATGCGTTCTTCAAGAATGTTTGCGTCAATGCCGTGAGTTACGCAAGCAAGTTTAATCAATGTTAATGTTCGTGGCTCATCGGGACAAAAGTAGATTACACGTTTGTCTTTGTTCGCCACAAGAATCTGTAGCAACGCCAATGTTTTACCGCTATGACTATAGCCGTTTATAATGCACATCTCTGATGGTGCAATACCACGCATCTGTGCATCTATCTCATGGAAACCTAGATAGATTCTTTCTTGTGGTGATTGCGCCCAATGAACATAATCATCTGCGGCTTTATGTAATGGTGTGTAATACGCTAATGATGCCGTAGACAAGTCGGGCGTGGGAAGAATTTCCCCACGCCCCAACTTTGCCCAACGACCCACATAATCGGGGTCGGTCACAGGTTACCGCCTAACTCGTGGTTCCCAAAACGCTTCTGTACCCGTAGTGGATTTGAACCAAGGACGTTTAGGATTGACCGCTAAACCGTCACGGTTATCCCAAACTTCGGTAACACCTTTCTTTGCACATTCAGTATGCAACCATGCTGGGATTGGACCATGTTGCGTACCTTTGATACGAACCTGACCACCTTGCGCTGGTTGAAACACTGGCTGTGCTGGCTGTGTTACTACCTGACTATTCGGGAACGCTTGAACCAACATTTCTTCTTGCGTTGGTGCTTCGCCCGTCATACCCATTTTGGCAAACAATGCGTCTACCGTTGCGTCCAATG